TTCACTATTTCAATGTTAGTTCCTGATGCTACTGCTACTGTTAACACCGCATTTGGTGCAGAATATGATGGTGTAATTGTAACGGCTGGGGCAGTTCCTTGTGTAAGAATTGCATACTCAGTAATAATTGGAGTAGCTGTTCCTCTTGCAAGCATCATAACTTTAGACACATAATTTCCAGAGGAAGTAGATCCATAGACAATAAATTCTGCAGAAGAGTATACTGTTGTGTTGAATGTTGAGGTAGCTGAAGTTGTTCCAGTAGTAACATCTGTATTGACTGTTGATTTAAATGTTATATCTCCAGCAGAAGACATTAACCAGTCAGTAGAGTTATTTGTTCCAATAGATAGGCTTCCAGTTGCTGTTACATTATGTAAAACTAAATCATTAGTACTAGTATATAGATTCATAACGGTACCTGCAGTATAATTTCCAAGTCTTATGTCTGAAGAGTTAATTACACCTAATCCAGATGTAAAAGTTGCTGCACCAGTTGTTGCATTTGCTACCGTAAATTCTGTTCTTATTGTTGTTACTCCATCCGCAGCTAAATCTGTTGTTATGCCTGTAATTGTAAATGTTCCATTATATCCAGCTATAGACGCTCCTGTAATTGTTACAACATCTCCTACAACAAATTTATGATTATTAGAAGTATATGTTGCAGACCCAACTGATGGAGAAGATTCTGCTACTTCGGTAATGGTGGCAGAGTAAGCATCCATAATATGTAAGGTTGAGCTAGGGCTAATAGTTCCTACTCCAACTGTTCTATTTGCTGTAGCGTTAAAAGCATTAAATCCATTTGCCGCAAGTCTTACTTGTCCTGCATCTTGAGCTATAATTGCCATAACTCCAGTTCCACGATTAGCTATGTTAGAGTCTGCATTCTGACCATTATTATTTCTAATAATTCTCAATCCATAATCAGTGTAGGCAGAGTCTCCAACTAAGTCTATATAAGCATATCCAGAACCAGTTCTTCCAGATCCAAGTTCCATATAACGTGCCTCTGTGGATGTTGTGCTATCCCCAATGCCAATATTTGATTGTACATAAAGGCTACCAGAAGTGCCAATGGTCATTCTTCTGGTATTACCTGCACCTTGTACAAACTGCAAGTTTCCTGCAGCATTTGTTAAAGCATCAGGGGACTCATAAACCTTCCAAAGATTTCCACCAGCCCAAGAAAGTCCTTCTCCTACCCCAGCGTCTTGAAACTCTAAATTATTAACTCCAGTTATGTTGTAATTATTTAAAGAAAGGGCTCCGTTCATGTTTATTGCTGCAGTTTCTACTGTTCCAGCAAAAGTTGGAGAATTATTAAATACTACCAGTCCAGTTCCAGTTTCATCTGATAAGAATGATGCTAGTCCCGATGAGTTTGAAAATGGTAAAGCTACAGAAATTGTTCCCCACTCTAATGCTGTTTCAGCAGAATTAACTCTAAGTACCTGACCAGCAGTTCCAAGAACAGATAGTCCAGTTCCACCCTTTGTGTATGCAATTGCTGTTCCAGACCATATACCACTTATAATAGTTCCAAGATCCCATCCAGGATTTGCAGACAAATACTGGGCTCTAATATTTCCTTGACCATCAGAGATTATGATGTTGTTAGATAGATTAAAGATTGATGATCCCGTGTTAGCACCAATAATTACGTTATTTGATCCAGATGTAACTGCACTTCCTGATAATGTTCCAATAAATGTATTATTTGCACCATTTGTATTGATCAAGCCAGAATTAAATCCAATGGCAGTGTTGTTTGCTCCTGTACTTAATTCTAGTGCTTTGGATCCAATGGCAATGCCACCAGATGCATTAGATGATCTTAAGGTATTTTGACCAATTGCAATGTTATTTGAACCAGAAGCATTTTCATTTAGTGCTGTATCTCCAATAGCAACGTTGTTAGAGCCAGTGTTAGTTGAGAATAAAGCGTTTCTACCAAATGCGGTATTTTGAATACCATTTGTAATAAATGAAAGAGCATTTTCTCCAACCTTAATGTTATTTTGATCGTCACCACTAATGTTTGTTACACCAGCAGTTAAATTCTCTGTAACTATAAGATTTTTAATGCTTAAGGTTTCAATAACTGCTGAGACAGAAAGTTGATCTGCAATAGCAACATCATTATCTACCCTTAAAGTGTTTAAAATAAAGGGCTCTTCGTAAATATGATTAAGCTTATTTAAGCCCATTATTCCTCCTTAAGCCTGAGCTTCTGTCCAGCCTAGTCTTGCATTAAATGCACCTGCAGATGCACCAATATTGGACACTGTAACAGTTACATGGTCTGGACCATCTGGATAGATATTTGCTCTAGATGTTGCTGTATATGTATTGGTAGTTCCGCCACCCAAAATACTGTTACCCAAGTCTCTAACTAGTTGCAGATCTTGTGTCTGAATGTTTGCTTCCCCAGTCACGGTTGAAACAAAGAATGAATAAATTGTTTCACCAGTATTTGGAACAATAAAGTCATTAGCTGCATGTAAAGCTTGTTGACACAATGAGGATCCACCAACATTGACCCATGTAGCATTGTGACTTGCTTGACCATTAAGAATTAGCTTAACAAGGTACTTTCCTGGTCTGGTTGATCCAGATGCGGTTTCTGCAAGAACACCCAATGATCTAAGGGTTAACTGCATTCTATTAATAAGCTCTCTTTGTCCAAGAGAACCTACAACTCCATTGTCTACAGATGGTGCAAGTCTTAGGCTTAGAAGTGCAAAGTCTTTTGTTGCATCTCCAGTTGGAACTGTAAGAGAGTTACGCATACCTGACTGGAAGATAAACGACTTGTCATCATCATATCCACCGTCCATAATTACAGATGAACCCCAGTGACTTGTGCCAGTAGCAACCTGTCTTGTGTAAAGAACAACTGGAATTGGTGCTGTTGCAGAATATGTAAATGTTTGACCAGTTGCTGCACCGCCACCTGTGCCACCAGTTACAGGGTTAACCACAACATCTGTTTTTGCTCTTGTTACTCCAGTAAATGTTGTAGCAGTTTTTCCAGTGTATGAAACGTACTCAATTGCCTGTGCCGTATTTCCAGGTGCTGTAATTACCAAGATACCTGTACTAGGGAATGCTGTTGTGCTGTCAACCGTAATTGTTGTTGCACTATCTGAAAGCGTTGCTCCAAGAAGTGTTTTTGGAGCGTCAGATGCTGACTCATATCGGGCTGGCATGTTACCAGAACGCATGTATGCTTCTGTCTTAACGTTTGCGTGTGTCATTCTATGGCAGTAAATTACTTCACCATTTTGATCCTTAAATCCAAATCTAATAGCACCTGCACCATACCATGAGTAGTCAATGTAGAACATCTGCATCTTAGAAAGATTAATGTTTACACCTGAAGGACCAGTACCATCCATTTTGTCAATATTCCATTGACTTTGTGGAACCTTAAAGTCTACAATCTTGGAAATTACACCTCCAGAACCAATAGATGCACCACGATACTCAGGGAAAACATAAAGTTGTGTCTGGCTTGTAATCGAGGAAACGATATAGTCCTGACCACGAATTACAATTGTATCTCCAGGCTCTAGTTGATCTGCAAATCTTGTGTCTGTACCAGTGATCTGTGGAGATCCCTGAGTTGTAGAAATAATACCAGATATCTGGTCAATTGCTGATCTTCTTACCGCAGAAAGGTTTTGACCATCAAATTCAAAAAAGAATCCATTTTGATTATCAAACATACCTAATCTATTTTGACCACCATACCACGCATATGGAGCAATGTCAATTGGAAATCCAGTTGCAGGAGTTGCAGAAGGAACTTCATTTGCTGTGTAAGTAAATGTTCTTGGACCAGTAATTGCTGTAACTGTAAAAATACCGTTATAAGCTGTTTGGTCACAACCACTAACAGAAATTTGGGCACCAACGCCTAAGAAATGTTCGTATCTAGTTTTAACTGTAACCGTTGTACCAGAACTTGTTATAAGGTCAACAGGGAATACTGGTTTTAGCATAGATCCAGTTGAGAACTGAATACCTTTACCTGATTGATAACGGAAATATCTACGAGTCTGACGAATAATTTTAGTTCCAGGAGCAGATGATCCAGTTGTAAACTTTACACCACCGTCAAATGGGCGGTGAATCGATTGAGATCCTGGACGACCAATCAAAGAACTTGCAACTGCAGTAATCTGACCAGATGGGGCTGTTACTACATCAAAAGTAAATGTACTTGTTGTTGGAGTTGTTTTAACTTCCCAAGCACCATTTGGTGGATTAGAGGTTGCTGCAGTAGTTCCAGAAACATAAATTAAATCTCCCACAGAAAGACCATGTGCATTTGTTGTAGTTGCTGTAACAGTTGTTCCAGATGAAGTAAATGCAGCACCAGCAGTAGTTGAAACAGGAATTGGAGCTCCTGTATATTCATACGCCTTGTAAGCAAATGTTTTTGTTGTATCTAATATACTTCCATTTGTAACATTTCCTTTTGCAATATATGTAAGAGTTGTTGTAGAGGGACGAGTGGCAACCATGTACCAACCATCCGCCATAACGTCTAAAGTATCTTGGATAAAGAACTTATCCCCAACAACCAAACCATGTGCACTTGCTGTTTCTAAGGATACAACTCTTGAAGAGCCCGTTCCAGTAATTGAAACAAATGTATTTGATCCACCAGAAGGTGAAGCGATTGGTGCCTGAATGTCAAAATAAACACTTGGCTTGTTGCTTGTTAAAGTAAGAACTTCCCATTTAGTAGGTTGCGTTCCATATTCAAAGTCTGTATCAATTAAAGATGTTCCAGTAGATACACGAAGTTTTCCAACTGGATCCATGTATGTTTCATCTGGTGCAAAGCTTTCTGCATATTCATCTACAACAACTTGTAGTTTGTCTGTTGCAGACATACCTGCTGTATTAAAATTTAATACTACTGTAGTTGTAGGGGAGTTATCTGCTGCAATTGTGGCAGTATGGCTAGTTGACTTAAGTGATGGATCAGAGAAGTTATAAATGACCTGATTTGTGGTCACGTTGGTAATCAATACCAGTCTCTCTCTTGAGACATACTTTGGAATTACAATCGTTCTTGTAGACGGTGTAAATGTAATCCCCGTTTCATGTAGTACTTTTCTAGCCATGTTTTATACTCCTAATAATATATCCACTGCTCTGAATGGATATCCCTTCTTTACTGAATTTATGTTTGGACCAGGCATAAGTCTTGCGTCA